GGATTACATCAATCTTCTTACTGGTTCCATCATTATTCCTTGCCATGTTCCAGAAAGGTGATGTTCTTTCTGGGAATTTAGTAATCATACCACGACCAATTGCTAGTTCATGAGCATGATCAAGTTCATCTGTTCTAAATTCTTTTTCCCAATCAGAATAAGTTTTACAATTCAATTGTTCTAATGGTAAACCTATGTACTCACATAATTCTTTTTCCATATCTTCTAGTGCATCAACACCTCCCTTCATTTCAAATTCAAACATAGGGAAGATTGTTTCATGCCTTCCTTCAACAGGATTTGGTTCTGCTCTATATGAAGTGGAAACACAAAAGAAACCTGGTGCATCGGGATTAGAAAGTAATTCATATTCTAACCACATCTGTCCTGTTTGTGGTAGTGGCCATACTTCACCATTGTATTCATAAGTTGCTACTGTTTCTGGATCTTCACAAGCAGCAAGTATACTTAAACGGTTTTGAGTATGGACTTCTAGGAAACCTTTAGACAAAAAAAATGACCTTAATAGGTCAACGGTCTCACTATATTTTTTGGGGTCAATCAGTGCGGTCATTATTTTTAGTTAAACTGATATATTTAGACAAAAAAAAACCTCTCCGAAGAGAGGTTTATTAAAGAAAGAAGATATAAACTTCTTACATAAGGTTTTTAACAGCCACTCTTCTGTAGTAGCGGTTCTGGTTGGAAAGTAATCCACCAAGACCTTGGGTTGTTCCTTCGGCAAATGGGTTAGCAACAAGACCATATCTTGTCTTAAATCCAATTTTTGGTTGGAAGGAGTTCTCACCCACAGCACGAACCATCTGTAGTGGAACGTAAGGGCAATAGAACAGTCCAGCGTCATAAGGTGAAGAACCTTTGTAACCACAGACGTAATACTGGTTACCACCTGTAGGTGCTGCGTTAGCACTTGTAAGGTTGGCAGAATAAGGATCGATGTATACACGATACTTACCTTGTAGAACACCAGCGAATGTGTTTCCAGTGTCATCAACGTTAAGGTTAGCGTTGAGTGCAGGAGTGTAGTCAAGTACACCAGCCATGGTTAGTGCAGACGCAACGTCAGCAGAACACATGATGATGTTACCCTTTCCACGACGAGTTCTTTGTGCGATTGCGTTAGCATCACGCTCGATCTGGAATAAGAGTCCCTTAAACTTCTCAACTGACCAACGACCATTACTGTCGATATCTAGGTCAAACACACCAGCAGTAGCGGTGTTTTGTACAGCACCCTGTTCAGCGACCTTATAGATGGTTCTGATAACTTCACGGTTGATTTCAGCAAGGATCTCTGTTGAGAGAATGTTTGCCAATTCCGCTTCAGCATTCAGACCGTGGATTGCTTTAAGGTCTTGAGCAAGTTCTAGACTGTACTCTGCTTTTAACGCACGAGATTTAGCAGTAACTGTTACTTTCTCGATGCTAAATGCCATCTGACCGAAGGCATCTGTTCCTGTTCCACTGAGATTTTCAGCGTCACCTGTAACCATACCCTGACCAACGTTGTAGCCACGAGTAGATGCAGATGAAACAGGGTTGAGGACAGCAGGGTTAGTTCCACTTTGTGCAGTGGTACCCATACCAGCGTTACCATCGGTAAAGCCTGCCTCTTCGTCACGTCCAGCATCCTGTCCAGAGAATGCAGAGTCTACTTCATTGTAGAATGTCTCTGTTCCAGACTGGTTAGTGTAACGTGATCTCATTGCGAAGATCAGTCCAGTTGGGCCGCTCATTGGTTGTACACCAGCAAGGTCATATGCGACCAAGTTTGGCATAGAACGACGGATTAGACTGATAAGTACTGGGTCGAAACCTGCAGTAGGACCAGCAGCAGTAGCACTGCCTCCGAATCCACCACTAGCACCTGCAGCGTTTGCAGAGTTAGTAGGTACAGCTTCCATCAGGTTGATACCTGACCCAAATGCTTGCTCCTCTCTGAGGAATTTTTCTTGGTTTTCTAACAGGACGGCGGTAACCGCTTTACGATGAGGATCTTTAATTTCATCAAGACCTTCATAGTTTAACAACGGAGCCCACTTTTCCTGTAGTGCTTCGGATTGAAACATTACGTTTTACCTATAAAAAGTGTTTTGTTTGAATTAATGTAATCAGGACTTCTTAAATGCTGAAAGTGACTTCAGATAAGCATCCATAGAAGGTGAGTGTGATACACTACCTGCTGAATTGTCTACACCTTCAGAAAGGTTTTCAGTATTAGAAGTTGGAGTGCCTTTTGAAGCGAAATAAGATTCCTTCAAAGTCTCCAGTTTTTCACGATAAGATTCTTCACTTTCAAACTCTACACTTTCAGCAAGTGATGCAAGCTTCTCTTTCTGTGTAGCAGCGAGGCCATCAGAAACAGATTCAAGAATACCATTAGCAACAGACTCACCGAGTCTACTGTTTAAACTAACGTTCTTCTCAATTTGCTCATTGAGTTTCGTCTCCATATCATCAAGTTTTTCGACCATGCTCTCAAGTACATCATATTTGTCATCAGGAATTGATACATAATGTTCTTCAAAGAGTCCTTTCATTCCAGATAGGAATGATTCGGTCAATTCTGTTTTAAGTCCTTGCTCTACTGCAAGGGTATTTTCCGTAAACCACTCATCGGCAACGTACTCAAGATAACTATCAACTCTTTCAGAAAGTGCAGTTTTCTCTTCTGCGATCTTTTCTTCAAGGGTCTCTTGGTACTTTGCTTCTAATGCTTCTTTAACTTCAGAAACTTTAGAATTAAGTGCGGTCTCGAAAACAAGCTTTGCTTTCTCTCTAAACTCTTCGGAGAGTTCTTCGCCACCTAGGAGTGCATTAACATCATCTTCGATGTTAACCTCTTCGATAACTTCCTCTTCTACTTCTGCTTCAGCGACTACTTCTTCAGTAGCGGGCTCTTCAGCAACTACTTCTTGTTCGTCAGTCACTTCTGCTTCATCTCCTTGTTTGAGAGTTTTTCCTTTGCGATTAGTAACTACGTCGGATACCTGCTTGAGATTACCACCAGGTGTCTTCAGCTTAGCTGAATCATCATCCACCTTGTAATTTTGAGGTGTTGGACCACCGAGATCTTCCCAATTACCTTGAGAGGTATCTATAGGTTCGCCAGGCTTACCAGGGGCATTCACTGCAGTATTTGATTTTTTGATGCCAGCTGCGACATCGATCAAACCTTCTTCCATTTCTTGTTTTGTACCACGAGACATTTGTACGACTCCGACTTTTTAGTTAAAATCTATATTTATTTAGAAGTTTTACAAGTTTGATAAGAAATCATTAAAGAGATTTAGTTTCTTCTCGTCTAATTGTTTCTGATCAACCAATGTATTGATGGTCTTATAAGTTTTTTCTGCGAACTTCTCACGCAAAATACCACCATCCCATACCCAGTCCTTACCTTCCATAATACCTTCAACGAAAGCATCAGGAGCAGAAGGATCGGCAACGATATCTGCAGCAGTTGATAACATAAAGTCATCACCTACAACATTGACTCCTTCACGAGTTGGTTTGAGAGAACCAATACCTCTTGAAGATACGCCAAGTTTAACACCTTCTTCAATAAGTGAAGATGCAATTTTACCCATTGGTGTACCGAGAATTTTCGCTTTACCAACGAAGTTTGAACCGTTCTCCTTAAGAGAAACGATTTTATGAGAAACTCTATCAAGGTTTACAGTTGGACCTTCGGGATGACCGAGTTCTCCAAGTGCTCTTCCTGATTGAATATGATTCTCATTGTAACGTCCAACTTCTTTACGAAGTGTTTCCATCGGATACATTCTACCATTACGATTTTGAATGTTTCCTTGCAAAAAGACACCCTCTATATACATTGATTTCTTGCCGTTTCTATTTTCGACAAGGAACTCAACTGATTCAATTTCTTCTCTGATGAGTTTCATTTAGGCATCCCCTGATGTTTGGACTTGTTGTGCATATAAAACTCCACCTGTTGCACCGTCTGGTGTTAAGGCAGATACGCTTAATGATTTATAAAGTGAAGCATGGCATTTTGGATCAAATGCTGTGCTAATTCCAGAAGTATCGGCATTTACCACAATTCTAGTTTGGAAGTATCCATCCCTACCAGAAGATGAGAGAACTTGAGTAACTCTTGCATTACTAATTTTGGTATCATAATTACTATCACTTGAATCTTGAATAGTAACTCTATCACCAAGAACAAAAGGCATTTGAGTTCCTTCTGGACAAACAAGGGTTGTTGCAGATCCGACAATAACATTAACAACTCTTTGAGATGATTTTGTTAATGCCAGTGTTGCTGTTCCCCCTGCAGGAACATAGTAATCAGAAGTTGTAGCGGTAGGTTCAGTACCTATAGCAACAAAAGCAGGAGCTCCTTTTGCTACTACTCTCATTACACTTGATTGTACTTTAAAAGTTGCTGTTGCTGCGGCTCCTGCCAAAGCAATAGACTGTCCAGCTCCAACTGCTCTATGTGCCATTATGCTATACTTATTGGATCATTTGTAAGTTATTTATAAAACTATTCTTCATCCTCTTCAGTATCGACTTCATCTTCTACCTCAATATCTGCTTCCGCATCTACTTCGGTTTCGACTTCATCTTCTACTTCTACTTCAGGACTACCAAATAAACTATTTGCTACCTCTTGACGATAAGCATCTACTCTCTCTGCAGACTTTGCAAAAAGAATATCTTTCATTTTGTCACTGACTTGTGATGCACCATCATCGGCCACCATCATGTCCATTAATTCATCATCCATAGCTAAAAATTAAATAACCTTTTATATTTATGTAATATACTATCGCTGGTGTAGAGTGTACTCCATCAGCATAGAATAAAACATACTTTTCATCTTCTCTAAACGTTCATGTTCGGAGCGATGTCTGTGTGGTTCACCAGGCCAATTATCATACAAATGATTAAGAGCATCATACATTAAACGAATATCATCTATTCCAAAATTCGCTTTAAGGTATTGTCTTCCTCTTTCGTCCTGGTTTAATTCCAATTAAATTTCTCCACCTTTTGGCATTTCTTTTTTAACTAAAGTTTCGCCTTCAAGATCTGGTTCCATCATTGGAGCATTGGGGTCACCACCTGCACCCATTTCTCCCATTGGTTGTCCTGTTTCAGGATCAATTGGTGCCATTGGATCTGGAACAATTCCATCCTCAATTTCTTTTGCCATCAATTCATCCTGTTCCTTAATCTCAATATCAGTCTGACGAAGAATCTTACGTCTTATATAATCTTGAGAATAGTATCTACCGATATATGGTTCTGCAGTAGCAGCAACATTAATTCTTTCGTTAAAGAGTTCTGTTTCTTTTAATTCGGAGAAGTGATTATCATATAAGAAATCATATTGAATATGATCACTCATGATATCCCAGTCTTCTGGAGTAACAATATTCTTAAGAATCAATTGAGTCTTAAGCATATCATGGAACATTCTAGAGAATCTCTTCCTTAAACGTCCAACAAATTTAGTGAATTTAAGTTCATCTCTTAAGATCTCAGAAGATCTCCCCAAGTTAAATCCGCCTTCGCCATCCATTCTTGAGGGAGGGACGTTAAGCGAACGATAGAGTTTCTTTTTAAAATATTCAATATCCGTGATTTCTCCCAAGTTTTGTCCGCCAGGAAGAGTGGAGATTTCGGTTCCTCTTCCACCCTCACGCCTGGGAAGCCAGAAGTCCTCAAGCATCGCCATGTATTTCTTGTCATCACGAATCTCACCAGTGTTTGCATCATACACTAACTTGTTACGATATCTCATCATAACATCACGAAGGTATTGTTCTGCCTTAACTTTAGGTAGATTACCAACGTCAATATAGAATATTCTTCTTTCAGGTGCTCTTGATAATCTGTATATAACAAGACTATCCTCAATCATTCTTAATTGATTGAGTGATTTAATTGCTTTATGAAGATAGGAAAGTGTTGATCCCTTATTTCTATCTACTAATCCAGAAGTACAATAGGTAATTGCATCCTTTGCAATCTTAACTCCTTGACTTGGACCTTTTGCATTAATGTTACCAGTAGGGTAAATACCCTTCTGATTGTAAATAAAATACTCTTCGATTTCTGGGAATTCATAATCCATTGGATCATCCCCAGTATTTGAAACCTTATACTTATCTGCTGGTTTCTTCTTTTCTTGTCTAACATGACGCATTTTCATTGCGTCAATGTATCTCATTTCTTGAATACCATCCTGTGGTCTCTTTAAATCTATGATCTTATGATAATAGATTCTTCCATCAATATACCAATTCCTATAAATTTCATGGGCTTTTTTATCAAAATCCATGATATCCAATAGATATCTGAACTCCTTTCTAATCTTATCTTTAATACCATCACTAGCATTAAGGTTAGAAAGTTCAATTTCTACTGGTGTATCATTGGTATCAGATACAATTGCTTCATTTACAATATCTTCAATAGCACTATCCGCTTCTGGATGAAGTGCCATCTCACGATATCTTTTCAATAGGTCAAATTCAGTCCTGTAGATACCTTCGATATCAACGTAAGAACCAAAAAAACCACTACTCATATAGTGGTCGCTCCCATCCTCATTATTCGGAGGAATGGGAGATACCGCAGTTTGAGATAGTGATTCGGAGTCCTCTATTGAGAACCCAAATAATTTTGCCATGATTTATAGTTTCCTTACGTACTATTTAGTTAGCCGTTAGAACCGCCAGCCCCGTTAAACTTGTAAGATTGGACCTGGAAGTCAACAGTAAACTCTTCTATAGTATCGGTTGAATCGTAAGATAAGTCAATAGCCGCCACAGTTGAAGGCCAAATATTGTAAAATTCATACTCTTTAAGAACGCTATTTGCAGTTCCAGAGTTGGATTTAGCGTTTGGTGTAGAACCTCTACCTAATTGATAAACTTTAGCATTTACCATATAAGCTTCTGGATCTGTTGCACCCATGTTATTTTCTAACTTGGCAATTAGATCTGTCCACTCTTCAAATGCATTCCTTAAGTTAAAGTTTTCGTCATTAATAATGGTTACTGTCCAAGGATCGATTGTCCTGTCTCCAGCAACTTTAAAAATACGACCTCTAAATGGGATGTCGATGTTTGCCACGTTTGAAGCAGGTAATGTTGCTGCTTTACACATATATGAAAAATCGGATGCATTCCAAGAAATACCTGCAGGTAGAGTTGTGAGCTCTACCTCAAACAGATTGGGTCTTGCACCGCCACCGATCAGTGCTCCCTTAAAATCAGAGATCGTTCTGTTCTCTTTCGTTGATGCCATAATTCTGTACTCCTCCTAGTAGTTATTTAGATGAATTAATGGAAATTAAACACGACCAGCGACTTCATCGAAGCTAACACCAGTTCTAGTAGCAACAAATGTAAGAGTTACATAGTTGATAGACTTGGCAGGCTTCAGATAGATGTCTGCTCTAAATTCATTGTTATCAATAATATCAGGAGTGTTATTAGTTGTGTCGCAAACAACTAGGAATCCGTAGAGTCCACGTTTTGCTTCAACATCTCGTAGATAAGGTTCAACAATGTTTCTAAAGTTTGCTCTCGTTAACTCATCATTTAACTCAAAGAGTTGTGCTTCTGCAGCTTTCTGCAGTGCTTGCTCAATCGTCAAGAATAAACGGCGAACGTTAATTCTGTCAAACGCTGATGCATATGCGAGTGCGGTTTTGTCACCAAAGAGAAGTGTTCCTGTACCAGGTTTTGTAACAACAGCGTTAATTCTGTTTGGATACAGTTGATCTCTTTGATCCTGTGTTGGGTTGTATGCAAGTTTAATTGCATTGTTTATGATTCCTCTTTGCTGACCAGCAGGAGAGAACCAAGGATATGCAACGACATTTGTGCGACACATTAGTCCAGCAATGTCTCCATTGGTTGGAATGTATCTAAATTCGTTGTTAAACCTGTCATAAGTGTACTTGTAACCACTATCGAAGATTCCATAAGAGGAAGATGATAGAGGAGCGAAGTATGTAATTAGGTTTGTAGTCTGTGTAGTTGTGTTTGTTACGTTAACAAGGTCTTGTCTATGAGGACCGATACATGCAACACAGTCTTTTCTGTCTCCAACAATGGATAACAGACTATTTGCTTTTGCCTGTGAGAGGTCTCTGGCACCTAAACCAGGCCCCATGATTAGGTAATCTACCTGAATCTCATCTTTATTGGCAAACTTATTATATGAAGTCTTAAGATCACCTAGGGTAGCAGTCATACCACCATTCTGTCCGACTTCAGGAATTCCAGCACCGTAGTCAACACCACCACCGAAACTATAGGTTTTGTTTCCTATTAGTGAGAATGTAGTGTCTTGTGCCTTTTGACCCCATAAACCTTGAGCAGTTGTATAAGGTGTGCAAGCAGTTCCGAAACCAGATGCAATTGGATCTGTACTCCAATAAGTATCTTTAGCAGCAGATACATTGTATCCTGCGTAGATATTGTCTGAATAATCTGCAAGATACTGCTTGTAGTATATCTTCTGTGGAGAATTTACTGCAGAGATAGCATCTTCTGCCTTGGAAAGACTAATATGCTTCTCTATAATAGCACCCTGAACTCCAGTAATGGTACCAAAGTCATCAACAACGGCAATGTGCATTCCGTCGTTCTTACCTTTTCTCTTGGTTACATAATTGTTAGATGATGGTCTTGGAGCAAGAGACTTCCAGTAAACTACTGAATTCTCTAATCCTAGAACCTGATTATCATACCAATCTTCTGTTGATGATGGTGTAAATGTTACTGCAGTATTAGGAGCATTAGGAGCACCAGTATTAATACCAGAGTTATTTTTAAACCAGATAGCATCGGAAGTATCGAATGAAGCGTATTGAGTATACTGCTTGTAATCGATTTTAGTTTCAGTACCTGCACTAGAAACTCTAGATACAATTTTTACGTCAACTGTAGAAAGACTGTTCGTAGCATCCGTTGATACACCAGTTATAATTCCTTTCAGGTATCCGCTAAATCCAGCAGTACTACCAGCACCAGGTATGACCACATCCGATAGTGCAGCAGTTACAGCATATCCAACGATAGCACCGTAATCTCCTGGACTTGTAGTTGTGATACCTAAAGTCTGGTCTGCCAAGTCGTCAATGAAGCAGACTTTTAAACCATTTGCCCAAGAACCTGGGTTCTTTGCACCATAGGTAAATTCTGTCGATGTATTCCAGTTGTTCTGGTAATCATCGTAATTCTTAATTTTTAAATTACCAGCAGACGTAGATGCAATTCCAACACCTGCGTTTGCGTTGTTTAAGTTCGTTCCGTCAGTACGGCAAACTTTTAAGACTCCCCCGTAAGTAAGGTAAGATGCTGCTGTCATCCAGTACTCGTATTGGGCATCCGTTCCTAGCGGTTTACCATATACGTTGATTAGATCCTCTTCTGTAGCAATATCAATTGGTTCATCGACGGGACCGATGCTGAATGGACCAGCAATCGCACCGATGTTATCCAGTACATTTTCAGCTCTTCCTACGGTAAGGTCAACCTCTCTCGTTAATACACCAGGAGATAATTGAGGTGTCGCCATGCTTTAGACTCCGATACTCAGTATTTCTGAAAATATTTATTATTTTCGATGTTTACATATAGTCCCACATATAGTTCATACCACCACCCTTGTCTCCATATTCATCTGTATGCCATCTATCACCTTCTGCATCAACAAAACTTTCTTCATCAGTCAATCCATCAGTAACAAAACCAAAAGGTGCCATATCTTGTTCTATTTGATTCTTTTGCTCATCATATAATCTTTTTCTTACATCCTGGTCAGTTAATTCTTTAAAATAATCCTGTGCAACTAACCATGCATATATGACAAGGCACATTGCTAGGTCATCATTACATCCATCTTCTGCTTCAAATGAATTATTCTTTTGAATGAATGTTGTTAACTCGCTTAATATTTCATAATCACAGAAAGTTAATTTATCAGATTCAATAATAGTCTTTAGGTTGAGAGAACCAACTTTCTTTACAGTCTTGGACATTTTAACACCAAGTTGAGTCTTCTTACCAGAGAATCCCTGACCTACAACTTGTCCTGCTCTACCTCTCATAGAACACATTAAGAGATTTTCATACTCCAAATCATAATTTATAATTGCTGCTACCTGATCTCCAACATCATTTACTTCACAAAGAATAAATGATTCATTATATCTTGTTGCTATTTCATATATGATACTTGGAAATAGCATAGGTTTAATATCATTACTCCTATACTTTGCTACTACCTTATGAGGAAACTTTGTAATATCTACAACAACAAAAGCAGAGTAATCCTTCTCTACACCCCGTGCAACGTCTACAGTAACTACGTAATCATGCTTGGATATTGGTTCTTCATATACATCCAATCCAGCATTTGATGTTGTTGGATTTTCATAAACAAGTGCTCTTAATTTACTAGGTGCAATAAGAGTATCAACTGAACCTAGGAACTCACACTCAAACTCAACCTTAAACTGTGCTTCAGATGTGTTGGCAATAGTTTGTTCTTTCCATTTAGCATCTCTACCTGGAACTTCTGACCAATGCACATCAGTTGGTATATATTCATTCTTCCCTCTTTCTGCATCGTGCCAATATCTATAAAAATGATTCATCCCGTGAGGGGTAGATACCATTATGACTTTCGTACTTTTACCACTAGTAATAGTAGGATAAACAGAGGCAAAAAACGAATCAGCAATATGATTTGGGACGAATGCAAACTCATCCAGAAACAAGATATTGAATGACATTCCTCGAACAGCTGAGGCACTAGTCGAAGCAGCCAAGATTTTGGAACCATTTTCTAACTCCAGTGAACCTCTATTCCAAGACAAGACACCTTGTTGCATCCACTTGGGAACATTCTCATATGCAGTTTGTAGTCTGCCAAGAAGTTCCCTTGCGGTTGCTGCCTTGTTAGCAAGAATACCAATA